TTCAGTTACAAACTAACGTCTCAACGGTTGCTATATCTTTAGGTATAGATGTTAANNTAACTACAAATTTATTACAAACTCAAGTTACAAGCGTAGTCATTACTGCAGATGCTAATATAAATTTAACAACTAATTTATTACAAACTGCTTTAGGTAATGAGAATATTGCCACAGATCAAAATCTTAGTGTAACAACTAATTTATTACAATTCGCAATAGATAGTGTTTCTATTGAAGCTGGTGGTAATGTATCCCTTGCTGCAGGTGCAGAACAAGAACTTGAAACTACACTTAACAGTGTAACTATAGATATACCAGTTACAGTAATTTTAGTTGGTTCACAATTTAATACATTTGTAAGTAGCGTAGATACTCAAGCTGTAACTATTGCTACATTATCTACAAATTTAATACAAACTTCATTAGGTGATGAAGTTATTACCGCAGATGCTAATGTTAATTTAACAACTAATTTATTACAGACTGCTTTAGGTAATGAAACCATTACTGCAAATGCTGACGTAAATTTAACAACTAATTTATTACAAACTGCTTTAGGTGAGGAATCAATAGTTATTGCTACCGATGTATTTGTAAGTACTAATTTAATACAATCTAGTTCAGGCTCAGTAGTTATTGGTATTGGAGTTCCTGTAACAGGGGTTCAAATGCAAATGTCTACAAAAACACCTGTAGTCGTAGCATGGGCCGTGGTTGATATAAACGTAACTAACACTTGGACAACTGTAAGTACTAATACAACTAACATTTGGAGCGTGGTTGATATTGCAGCATAACACTTATATAATAGCTTAATTATGGCATCATCCTATTCTACAGACCTCAAACTAGAACTAATGGTAACGGGTGAAAACTCGGGTACTTGGGGAGATAAAACCAATACTAATTTAAATTTAATACAACAAGCAATTGCTGGTTTTGAATCTATTGCAATAACTTCTACTAATACTACTTTAGTAATGACGGATGCTACTATTTCTAATGCTAGAAATGCAGTATTGAAATTTACAGGAACTTTAACTGCAAACTCTACAGTTAATATAGCATCAGGAATTGAAAAAACTTATATCTTAGAAAATGGTACTACAGGAAACTTTACCCTTGCTTTAAATCAAGTAGGTGGATCTTCTGTTATTTTTGCAGGAACAGATAAATCTAATAAATTAGTTTATTTAACTGGAACAAATGTCGTAGATTTAGGTTTAGCTAATTTAACTGGAACTCAAACTTTAACTAATAAAACTTTAACTTCACCCACAATAACTTCACCAACAATTACTGATCCAATCATTAATGAAATTAATGATGCTAATGGTAATGAAGAAATTATATTTACAACAACAACTTCAGCAGTTAACGAATTAACAATTGCAAACGCTGCAACAGGAAATAATCCAAATATATCTGCAACAGGAGGTGATGCAAATATTGGTATTAATTTAACTCCTAAAGGTGTAGGTGAAATTACATTTAATGGTACAGGTAAAATACAACAAGTTTTAGAAAAAGTAACCGTAACAAATACTGCAACTACAGGAACTATTACTTATGATCTTTTAGAGCAAGCGGTGTTATTTCATACAGGAAATGCTGCTGGACAATTTACAGTTAATTTTAGAGGAAGTAATTCTACTGCACTAAATACAATGATAGCAACAGGTGAATCAGGAACTGCTGCTTTTTTAAATACAAATTCTACTACTGCTTATTATACAACTTTTGTAACAATTGATGGAACTTCAACTAACGTTTCAACAAAATGGCAAGGTGGTTCAACACCTTCTTCAGGAAATTCATTATCTATTGATGCTTATGCTTTTACAATTATTAAAACAGCAGCATCAACTTACACAGTATTAGCAGCTCAATCACAATTTAAGTAATTCATCATGCCTGTAATTACTACTTTTGGAGGAATGTCCGCAAGAGGTTTTGGATTATTTTCTGGAGGTGCTCTTCAACTTGCAACTTCTTTTATAACAATCACAGCAGGAACTACAACTAATACAGTTCCATTAGGCTATAACGCAGTTCATATTCAAGCAGCTGTCGGCGGCGGAGGTGGATCTATATGTGGAGCAGATTATGATAAAGCAGGTGGAGAATCAGCGGGTGCTGGTGGTGGATCAGGTTCTTATATATCAGATAAAATATTTACAGTTATAGCAGGAGAAACTTTAACATTTGTTGCAGGATCTGGTGGAGCTGCCAATAATAATCTTGGATCTAAATTTAGTTTATCTGCAAGTGGTGGTGTAACAACTACATTATCAGGATCTACAACAGGTAGTATATTTTCATTAACAGGTGGAGGTGGATCTTCTGGATTAGGAGGAGGTGTTCAAGGACCATTAAGAACTAATACTGGAGGAACAGCAGGAAGTGCTACTATATCTGGAACTGCAATTACATCTGGTAATTTTAATCAATCAGGTATTGTTGTAAGTGTTACAACTAATACATCAGGACCTGTTGGTACTTTTAATCAATCAGGTGCTGGTGCAGATGGAACTAATCCTGGAAATTGCGGTGGAGATAACTGTCAAATAGGTGGAGGTAATGGTGGAGCATCTTATGCAGGAAATATTGCAGGAGGAGCAGGTTCTCCTCAAGGATCATCCTCTCAAGCTGGAGCTGGAACAAGAGGTTCTGGAGGGGGCGGAGGTGGGGCTCAAGTATCAGGTGGTTCTTCTTCTGGTAATAATGGTGGAAGTGGCGAGATTATATTTAGATTCCTACAAGTAAAACAATAATTGACTTTATTTCAATAAAGTATATTCATTAATAATGAGCGACATATCCAAGTGGTTTGGTAAAGCTATTTATATTACAGCATTAGATAATTTTGAAGAAATAAACAAAGACATTGTTCCGTTAATCAATGCCGAAGTAACACCAACCAATAGCCAATACTCACGGACCACGGATATTAAACCAAATGAATTACAATCTATAGATGATAATATTCATCATGATAAAAGATTTAAAAACTTATTTGATGCAATTCAACCAAAGATAGTTGAAGCATTAGAACTACAACATCTTAATTTAGATTTACTTGATATTTATATAACTAAAGCTTGGACAACATATACTATTAAGGAACAGTATATTCATTCACATAGACATATGTCTTCTCATTATAGTTTTGTTTATTATCCTTATGCTGAAGAACAAGGTGATTTAGTATTTCAAGATGATGATGTATCTAAGACTGGTTTAAACATTCCAGTTAGAAAAGAATACTTTAAGAAGTTTACAGAAGTAAATTATTCAAGTGCAATATATCCAGCTAAAACAGGAAACTTAATTATATTTCCAAGTATGCTATTTCATGAAACTCAACAAAACACTACTGATAAACCTAGAATATCAATTTCAGGCGATATTATGCTTACAATGAAACCAAATATTAAGTCAGAGCATAATATACCAAGCCCTACAACGTGGAAGAAATTAAGCTCTTAATTTACTGGTTACATTTAATAGTGTAAAATACCGGTAATATGCCACTTAAAAAAATAGCATTACCTCCAGGTTTTGATAAAAATGATACACCCTCACAAGCAGAAGGTCGTTGGATAGATGGTGATAATGTTCGTTTTCAATATGGTTCTCCTGAAAAAATAGGAGGCTGGCAACAAATCAGTTCAAATATTTTAGTAGGTGCTGGAAGAGATATACATTCTTTTTTTGATTTAACGGGTAGACGTTATGTAGCTATTGGTACAAATAAAGTTTTATATATATTATTTGATAACGTATTTTATGATGTTACTCCACTTAAAACAGCTTTAACTTCATGTACATATACTTCTACAACAGGATCTACAACTATAACCATTAATAAAACTTCACACAATCTTGAAGTTGGAGATTTACTTACATTTTCATCTGTAACAACACCCGGCTCACCCACAACAAGTTTTGTAGCAGCAGATTTTACAACTAATAGTTTTGAGGTTAAAACAGTTCCGACTGTTAATACTTTTACAGTCACTATGCCTGTAGCAGAAACTGGAACAGGAGTTACAGCGGGTGGAACAATTACAACAAATCCTTATGAAACAGTTGGACCTTTAGCTTCTACCTTTGGTTATGGGTGGGGAGCAGGTACGTGGAACTTGTCTACTTGGGGAACTCCAAGAACTGCTTCTAATACAATCATTGATGCAGGATCATGGTCATTAGATAATTTTGGAGAATTATTAATTGCAACAATTAAAGATGGTAAAACTTTTTCATGGGATCCAAATGCAGGTGCTGGAGTTTCAACACGTGCAACTGTTATAGCAGGTAATCCTACTTCAACAATATTAACAAAGGTCTCTGATAGAGATAGACATTTAATTCATTTTGGTACTGAAACTACAATTGGAAATATTGCAACTCAAGATCCAATGTTTATAAGATTTTCTGATCAAGAAGATATAGAAGTATATGAACCAACCTCAACTAACACAGCAGGTACATTTAGATTAGATAATGGTAGTAAAATTGTAGCCGCAGTTAAAGGTAAAGATTACATGTTAGTTTTAACAGATGAAGCTGCTTATACTATGCAGTTTGTAGGGCCTCCTTTTACATTTAGTATTAGACAGGTGGGATCTAACTGTGGATGTATTGGACAACACGCAGCAGTGTTCGTAGATGGTGCTGTGTATTGGATGGGTGATTCTGGTAACTTTTTTGTATTTGATGGAACAGTTAAAACATTACCTTCCACTGTTGAAAATTTTGTATTTTCAACTACAGGAGATAATCTAGGACTTAATTTTGTGAATGGTGAACTTATATTTGCAGGACACAATAGTTTATTTACAGAGATTAATTGGTTTTATCCACAAGCAAGTGCGACACAAAATAATAGAGTAGTTACTTATAACTATGAATTAAAAACTTGGGTAACAGGCTCATTATCAAGAACAACCTATGAAGATTCCCACGTATTAGAAAATCCAACAGCAAGTCAATTTATAGATACTCTTACTCCAACTACTCCAGTAATAAATGGAGTAAGCAATAGTGGAAGTTTTGTATTTGCACATGAGGTTGGAGTTAATGAGGTTCGTAATTTAACTAGTGTTACAACTACTAGTGTCGTAATAGCTGCTTTTGTAAAATCTGGAGATTTCGATTTAGATATTGATGGAGATGGAGAATACTTTATTAAAATAAGAAGATTTATACCAGACTTTAAATATTTAGATGGAAATACTAAAGTAACATTGTTTTTTAAAGCTTATCCAGCAGATACAACATCTGCTCTTGGAGAAACAACAGTTGGCCCATTTACAATATCTTCAACAACAGATAAAATAGATACGCGCGCGCGAGGAAGACTTGCAGCAATTAAAATAGAAAATGATGCTTTAAACGATAACTGGCGTTATGGTATATTTAGAGTAGATATACAACCAGACGGTAGAGGCGGAAGTGGACCACAAACATAATGGCAGCAACATATAAATTTTATTATTTAATTTCAGAAAACAATAATGTTCAACAAAAAGAATATATTTCTTCTTATAATATTAATCAGGTTAAACCTTACTTTTTAAATGATACCTCTGGTGTTACAAAGGTTGAAAGAATTGATATATTAGCTGATCCCGATGGTTTAAATACAGATGAAGCTTTAGGATATAATTAATGGCTAAAATAAATATATTAATACCAGAACCACAAGAACCCTATACAGTTGATAACTTTAGACAAATTAATCAAGCTCTAGAGACTTTACAAAACCAATTAAATACATCATATCTAAATGATATTAAAAATGAACAAGAAACATTTGCTTGGTTTATTTTTAGTGGACCAGGTTAAGCTATGACAATACAATACAAAAACAAAGGTTATGATTTAACAACAACTACTTTAACAACAGTATTAGTAATTGATTCACAATCACGAGCAATCATAAAAGAAATATCAGTAGCTAATGATACCAACGCTGCAAGAACGGTTGATTATTTTTTTCATGATGTATCCGCTACTACAAATTTTAAATTTTATCATACTCAGGTACCAGCAAATTCTCATGACAATGCTGTTCACAATGCACTTGTATTAGAAGAAGGAGATAGTTTATTATTTCAAGCAGATACTGTAAATGCTATCTCTGGACAAATCTCCTACGCTTTGTTAAATAGATCACAGGAAAATGGCTAGAAAAGTAAGTAATGGATCAGGTTCTTTTATTAAGTATACTAATAAAAAAAGACCAGGCAGACATAGTAAAAAACGTAATAAAAGAAAAGA